TAACTGTAGTTCCAGAATTTAATTTACTTCCTTGTGTACCTAATTCAATCTTAGTAGCATCTACAATTCTCTTAACGTAAACATTCGAAGGAATGGCAGGATTGCTAGTAACTGGAACAGCACCAGCATTCAATCTTCCATTTGTGAAATTAGTGGTATTATAGGCATATTGAGTTACTTTCATTCCTATTAAAATGCCACTAGTATCACCAATATCAACGATTGCTGATCCAGCTGTAGTGGAACAATTTCTAATTAAGTAATCAAAGTTTCTCATTGCTGAGACACAAAGATTTTTAACGTAATCTAACGCTTCAATTGTTTCATTTAGTTCATTAGGAATATAAGCAAGTTGTCCGCCAACGTAATATCCTTCAGCAGCTTGAATAGTATTAATATTACCACCCAATCTCAAATCTTGTACAACAGCATCAACAAAATATCCAATATCACGTTGACATTTCGAAATTGTAATACCAGTTTTTGTGAGAAGATTTGGATATTTTGCTGTAATATATCCATATGCTTCTTGTTGAATGAATAATTTATTATCTTCAACTCTATTAGCAGCATCTTGAGCAAGGTTATTAATAGCAATACCAGCTGGATTTAAAGTGCTTAAAGATACTGTATATCTTAAAAATCCAGATGGACTCAATGTAGCATTATAAGCATCTGTAGATCCAGTTGTAGATTTTAGTGATAGATAGATTTTTTCATCGTTTAGAGCACCTAATCTATATCCACTAATTGTAGTAGTTGGTTTTGTAAATGCATCATTAGCTTTATCAGAACCATAATAAAGTTTAGTGTTATTTGAGGATAACTTGGATGGTTGTAAAGCAAGAGGATAATATTTTAATGAAGTTTGATTGAAAGCACTAGAATCTACTGTCTGTACTGGAATAATATCAGTAATATATCCACCTTTATCTTGGTTAAAGGCAAATCCTTTAAATCCTACAGAGTGAAGTGATGTATTACCAAAGTTTGAGTTAGAGTTGGTGATAGACATATCACCACCACTTTCCATCAAGAAGTGATCATGAAAACCTACAGCGAATACAGATACACACTGAATGAAGGCATCATTAGAGGCACGAATGTGGAAGTTTTTCCATTCATCTTTCCAATAAGCATCACCTTTAGTATGATATGGGATTGTAGCAAAAGCATCAGTTAATGACGCTTGATTCCAAGTGTTAGTGAATTCATCGTAACGAATGAATGCTCTGTCATCTTTTTGTAGAGAAACACCAGTGTACTGAGCAACAACCATTGAGCGGAAACCAGTTGCTTTGGCACCATCCGCCCACATACCACAAATACCCCATGTAGAACGAATGGAGCAGTTGAATACATATGGTGATGCTGATTCAACTGAGTCAATTTCAGCTTGTGAACGAGCATTTGTACTAACTGCTGGCGTAGTTCCAGTGCTATAACCATCTTGAGTAATGTCTAAACCTAAAATAGCAGTTGTAGCATTAACTTCATATTCAAATACTTTTGGATTTCCATCTATATTAGTTGCTGTTACTTTAAACGTACCATTTAAAAGATCATTAAGACCATTTTCAATAATAGCAACATATTGATCCTTGAAATATCCATGAGCAATTTTTGTTGTCACTCTTACTGTTGTTTTTTCAGTATTTGTGTTGGCAACAAGTTTTATGTTAACAATACTTCTTGTATCAGATAATGGTCCTACAATTCTATTTTCTTGTGGTAATGTTTGTAGATCACCATCATCAATAGTTGGTTGGAATAGAGCAAATGCTCTTCCAATTTTTTGGTAATAAAGATCTAACTCACTATTTTCTGCATATTCCATGATGCAGATTTTGTGGTGAGAATATTCAGGAACAGCAAGTTGTGTAACGTTTCCTTTTTGGAAATATACTTTACCTACATTATCAGCTTCATTAAATAGTGGTGAATTTGAAGATAGATCACCATCTTTAATAGTAAACTGCCAAATGTAACAACCACCAGTTAGATTGAAGATTGATGTTCTTGCTTGTGTTCCATCAGCAGGATCTGGAACATAAAGAGGTCTTACAATTGTTCTACGAAGGTCATAACCAATTAAAGAACAACCTCTAGGTACGATAGCACCACCAGTAGAGGCATTAAACTTATAGAGAACGTTATCTGGATTGCTTAAATCTAATACAGAATTATCTTGCCATTCTTCTAATGCTTTACTGTAATTGAATACAGGAATTGTTCCAGTAACTTGAATAGTAGCAAGATTATTTAAATTACCATCACCAATTGTAGTAGTAAGAATTGCTACAAGAGTATCAATATTAGTTTGTACATCAACACAAGTAGCAGCATTACCAGAAGGTCCATAACTTATAATAGACCCACCAGCTTCATAATCCGCTGGACCTGTAGATACAGTCAAATCTTTCGTGTAAAGTTGATTTGTGACCGCCTTTTTCATCATGTCACGGGCGGCATTAAAAGCGATAACAGATTGAGCAGTTTCTCCTACTAATCCGTTAGAAATTGGAACGCCAGCTTTTGTGAAATAAGATTTTGTAGCAGAAATTGTATTAGCATTTCCACCATTTGCTAAGTCAGAAGATACAGCATCAATGATGTATCCAATATCTCTTTTACACTTTTCTTCTCCAGGATTTACCGTAGCAACAGTTTCTGCTGGAAGTGTAGAGAGATCACCAGCAGTAACAATAGAACTAACTAGAGATGCTAAAGTAGTAATAGCAGTTCTAACATTAGCACATGAATTTGAATCTATGTTTGATCCTGTTGCTGGATCAGCAGTAAGTGTAAGATCTTTATAATACAACTGATTCGTCACAGCAGAAATCATCATATCTCTTGCTTTATTAAAAGCAACTATAGATTGCTGTTGTTCGCCTTGTAATCCGTTAGTAATCCAAGCAGTACCAGCAGTATTAAAATAATTTTTTAGGAATTTTCTTGTATATCTATTTCCACTTCCTAAAGCAATATCTAAAGAAATAGCATCAATAAAATATCCAATATCTCTACGACATTTTGCTTCTCCTGTTAAAAATGTACCATCGGTAACAGGATTTGGTAAACCAGCAACAGAACCACTTGTAATTGCTGCTGTAACAATAGCAACTAATGTATCTACTGCTGTACGAACGTTAGTACAAGAATTTGGATTAGTATTTGATGGACTACCAGAAGAAGGAGATGGATCTGGTGTAATTGTTAAATCTTTTACTGTTAATTGGTTTGTTAAAGCAGACTTCATTAAGTCTCTTGCTTTATTAAAGGCAAAAACTGATTGAGTTTCTTCACCAACTAATCCATTAGAAATTGGTGTTCCATTATTAAAATACTGAAGAGTAAATTCTCTAGCGTATCTATTTCCTCTAGTAAATACGTCTAAAGAAATAGCGTCAATAAAGTATCCTAAATCTCTCTTACATTTTGTTTGTGTAGAAGCAGCGGCAGGATAAGCAGCAAGAGTTTGAGACCAAGCAGTATCAATAATTTCTGTTCTATTTTGCTGAATTAATCTATAAGAATCAGCAAAACGATAATTAGCATTAGTCGTAGCATCTCCAGGGAAATAAAAATCTGGATAAGAAATAGCAACTTCTGCTAATGCTTTATCTTGAATAAATGTCCTATTTTTTTGAATTAAACGGTATGAATCGAGAAATCTATTTTTGGTTTGATTAGGATCATCACCAGGAACAATCCAATTTGATCCCCAAGCTGTTTCATCATACTGAACAGCAACTTCAGCATATGCTCTATCAACAATTTCTTGTCTATTAGCAAGAATTAGATTTTGAGCATCATAGTAACGCTGTCTACCTTGTTGATCAAAATCCACAAGTCCTGGTCTATTATCAATATAATGATCACCAGGCATCAGCATGATGCTGAACTGGTCAAAACGATCATTATCTTTACCAGGAAGATATGAGTAACGTGCTACTTCAATAAACGCTCTTTGAATTGTTTTGAAGGGACGTAGAGGAGAATTACCTCTATTGTCTAATTCATCAGTAGCATTAAAATCGTCTGGAGATACGTATAGATACTTTCCTGTTTTGCTTGAATACAGATTATCAAGTCTTGTAAGAGCCATAATTACTCAAACCCTGGGTTTACTTTGTCTTCTTACGAATATTTATAAACAATAAAACCCCTTGTCGGGGTTTTAAAGCACACGGAAGGGTTTGGTTCTTGGCAGTATCGCCAACTGGAGTGGTGGGATTCGAACCTACGACCAATCGGTTAACAGCCGACCGCTCTACCACTGAGCTACACTCCAATAAAATCATGGTTGTTTAGTATCCATGAGAAATTCTACAGTATTTGCTATATCATTCATAGCATCACGTAGATGTGGTTGTTGACCACTTTCTTGTCTAACAATAGGTCTATGATCATCAGTAAGAGACCAACGCCACTGTTTCATCATAGTACAATACCACAAATTAATTTTCATGTTTGAAATGTTCCAATTTGATCCAGTTAAGGAGGGTATTGTACTGATAGAGGCGGTTTTCATCATGTTTAGGATCAGATTTTAATGACAAACAAAAATATTCTAAAGCGTCAATGACCATTTCTCGGTCTTGTTGTGAAATAAGAGACATAATGCCCTCGACTTTTTTTATGATTTTTTAGCGGAAATTTTTTTCCCCAAATCATGGAATTCAAATTTGAATTTTGAAAACCAGTGTCGATGAGAGGACTTGAACCTCCACGAATTAATTCACTGGAACCTAAACCCAGCGCGTCTACCAATTCCGCCACATCGACGTGAACCATTTTGTTGAGGTCAACAAATTGGTTTGGTTACCTCTGGCTGGGAATCGAACCCAGTATCCATGTGTGTTGTCCACCCGTCCTTACCAATAGACTAACAGAGGTTGACGGGGAGATTCGGACATTTCCAACCCTCCCCCATACGACTCTACGGAAGATACCCGTAGTAGAAGGTCGGTCTCCTTCTAGGCTATCTGCCTAGCGAGCACCGAAGCCCAATGTCAGATTCGAACTGACGACCGCTCGCTTACAAGGCGAGTGCTCTACCACTGAGCTAATGGGGCATTAATCATCCTGAGGTAATAACTCAGGATTTTCTATTTGGATTTCAAACATCAAAGGATGCATTTCTTCCATAACCAGATAATTTGACCATTTCCACAATTCTTCATCATCATAGTCTCTATGAGATAATGCTTCTGTTTGTACAGATGGATGATCTTGAATTATTTGTGGTAATTCATCAAACGTGTAAGGAAGACCCTGTATGAAATACATACGAACAACCTGCCCCATATAGAAACAGTATGCTTGAGATAGTGTGTATTTCATTACAGTTTCCCACTACAATGTATTTAGTGGGAAATAGGGAGAGGGGGACTTGAACCCCCACGGGCAATGCCCAACAGATTTTAAGTCTGGTGTGTCTACCGATTCCACCACCTCCCCTGGTGATGAGACAATTATAGCAGGTGTTGCTAGAATTGTCAAGTGGAACCGACAAGATTTGAACTTGTGACCGCTCGGTTATCAGCCGAGTGCTCTACCGCTGAGCTACGGTTCCAATGGGTCTGGTCGGGTTCGAACCGACGACTTACAGGTTAAAAGCCCGCTACTCTACCAACTGAGTTACAGACCCTGGCGGAAGATGTTGGATTCGAACCAACGGAGGTGTTACCCTCACGGTTTAGCAAACCGCTGCATTAACCGCTCTGCCAATCTTCCTAGGTGCTCCTTGAGGGGATCGAACCCACCTGAGGCGAATTATGAGTTCGCTGCTTTCACCAGATAGCTAAAGGAGCAATAGGGGTGTAGGGAATCGAACCCTAACACGGGACTAATCTGGTCCACTTGGGCTTATAAGACCCACGATGCTCCATACATCACACCCCCATGAAGTGATTATACTAGGTTAATCGCTTCATATTCGCTGGAGCATCTTAATCTTAATAATTTGCCTACGTTTCTTAGCAGCACGTAAAGCCTGGGGCTTGAGGTGCCTTTTCTGTTCTTTTTTGCTATGGTGTTGCCAATTTGGAACAGTCATGTGACTTCCTCGACCTGTGTATGTATTTATAGTAGCACTGTGATGAGGATCTGTCAACCCCTTGTGCCACTTTACAAACTGTCTCAACTTTTTTAAAGATTTTTTGGCGGAAATTTTTTTTCCAAATTCATGTAATTGACTTATGAATTTCAGTTTAGGTAAATAGCAGTTGCTTCTACAGATATCATAGCTGGTTTCACTGATACTTTACTCGTCTTACCAAAAGATAACAAAGCTTCTTTGGCATCCATTGTTAATGATCCTGATGCTTTACCATAAGATAATTCAACACTTTTAGCATCCATTTTTAATAGTCCTGCTTCTTTACCAACATTAAGTTTGAAATCTTTTTCAGATAAATCTATAACACCAGCTTGTTTAGCAACTTCAACAGTAAAGTTTCCAGTTGTAGAAGATATCTTTGCTCCACTTCCTGAGGTAACACTATAAGATGGTGTCGTTTTACTTTTTCCAGCACCAACATTGATCAAATAATTTTCTTGTTGGGAAGAAACAGGTTTAGTATCTGTTCCATTGACTTCTAATTTATATTTTCCTTGTACTTTATCGGATTTGTTTCCTTTAATTACTTGAGCATAATCACCATCAACATTAAACTCATAACTTTTTGTAATTAATTGTCTAACTTTTCCTGTAACACCGAGTTCATAATCACCATTAACTGTGTATTTAATGCTTCCTGGTGTGCTAATACTTGTACTAGATCCTGGATGATATTGTTCGTTTGATACTTCACCAGCACCCGTTGTTGATTCAACAGCACTAACATTTTTGTTTAGGTGTGCTGTATTAATATTTAAAGCACCACCATTTAAATTAATTCGTCCGCTAGTTTCTCCAGCTTCGATGTTAATATCTTTTCCCGACTTTAAATTCAATGTGCTGGCAGCATTGAGTGTAATATTATCTCCCTTGATTGCTACTTCTCCACCAATACATTCAATTAAAATATCTCCATATACTTTTAAAGAATATGCTGGTGATTTTGTTTCTTCTGTAGTTCCTTTATCTGTTTTTGTTGTGCTTATTTTTCCATCATCTTGTCTTCCAGTCACTTCAATTGAGACGGAAGAATGTTTATCAATCTTTCCTCCTTTGGAAACATTAATCATCTTTCCACCACATCCCGAGTCACTAGGAGCACCAGCAGTAAAGATCATATTGTTTAATGTATCAAAATGGATTGCCATTTCACCATTAGTTTTTGCCCAACCATACTTACCATCAAGTGTATAGCAACAGTTAAGCCATCCAGCACCTTCTAGTTGTGACCAAACTATCTGTGGTACTTCATTATAATTAGGAGAATCACTAGAAGGTACTGAACCTTGAGTCTTTGTTGGATCTGATTGTGGCTTATTAGTAGGAGCAGTCATTATGGGCAGTCAATATATTTACCAGTTCCGATCTTGGCATAACCATTACGCTCAAGTTCTGCTATATCTAGGCAAGTTAGAGAAGCGATAACTCTGGCTCCTGCTCCACCACCACCAATGATAGTAACCTCAGGTAACTCAGTGTATTTTGTTTGTCTATCTATGATCTCTACACTATAAACAAACCCTCGTTCGTTAACTCTTGCTCTTGCTAGATTAGGAATACCATTTAAATAAACTTCTGGTTCAGATGTATATCCTCTGCCAGGATTTAGTAATGTAAATGAATCGATAACACAAGATAGGTTTGCTTCGAGAGCAGTTTTCTTCAGGTATCCAATGCCACCCCTAGTAACTCTTACTTCTGAAACTAATCCTTTATCATTCAATAAAGCAATAGCAGAAGCACCATAACCTCCACCCGTAATAATAATCTTAGGTGGTTCTTGATATGGGCAACCAGAATCTAAAATAGGAATACTAATGATTGCTCCTTTAGCATCAGTGATTGGAGCACCAAAGATTGGCTGCTTGTAGCATGGTTCTTTAATGATCTTGTCCTCTGGTTTATTATCTTCTGGTGTAATTTGTCCTAGAATAATAATATCAGCAAAGGCATTAGTACCACTGATAACACATCTCATTGACTCATCATTTTCTATAACAGAATCTTTTTCTATAGTGACATAGAACTTCGCTTGATTATTAATGATCACGAACGTTCCATACAAAGACCCTGTGCTAATATCTGATGCTGTAATTTGTTCCCCGAACAATGAGTATTGTAGTTTTGTACCATCAGCAACATTAGTTGTAGTTACAGTATAAACTATTGTTTCTCCTTCTTCGTACTGGAACTTATCTGTTTGTAAAGCATACGTAGGTATGTTTGTATCAATTGTAAACGGTTGACTTTGAGCAGTGATAACTACATCAACGGATGCTGTTGTATTATCAATTTTAAATGTCAATAGTTCTGCTTGCTCTACAATAGAATCTTCTGCTATTTTAACTTCTACTGTTGCTGTATTGTTTTGTATTGTAAATGATCCTGTTAAAGATCCACTAGCAATATCATCTTTTGTAATTTGATCACCAGATAAAGTGTAGTTTAATACAGTATTGTTTGAAACATTTACTGTAGTGATTGTGTATGTAACTGTTTCTCCTTCTGCTAAAGAATACTTATCAGCTATTACAGAATAGACTGGAGTGGTAGATGCTTCACCAAGAATTGTAATTGATGTGAAGGCATTAGTATCATCGATTCTAAAGAATAATGTTTCATCAGTTGTTTCATCATCAGTATCTACATTGGTTGCTAGAGTAATTGAAACTTGAGATTGATTATTTAATACTGTAAATGATCCTGTTAATTGTCCACCAACAATGTCTTCTGTTGTAATATATGTACCATCCATAGTGTAATTGAGAACAGTATTATCAGGAACATTTACTGTAGTAATTTTGAATACCACAACCTCTCCTTCTTGATAAGAATTTTTATCTGTGTTTACACTGTACGATGGGATGACAGGGATTGGATTGAGTTGAATAGGTAAAGCTACTACTGGTTGTGTGATAGAAAGAATTGGTGGGACTGTAGGTGTTGTTCCTCCACCACCTCCTCCACCACCTCCACCAGGAGTGCTTCCAGCTCCAGTATAATCTAAAATTTCACAGGTAAAATCTTTTCCATCTGGATAAACATTAATATGTCCTGGCGGAATTGTTCCATCACTTAATCTAAATATGAAATTTTCTGTTCCTTCGACAAGATTATCAACTAAAGTTGTGTAGATAACTTGCTTACTGGTTTCACCAGGAGCAAATCCTATCGTTCCTGTACTAGCAGTGGCAGCAACAAAGTCAACTCCTAATGTAGCCGATCCATTGATTGTAGTGTAACTTACACTTGAAGATACTGTTGTGTTACCTGTTCTAAGAACAGTAAAGACAGCATCCCTTCCTTCAACTGTAATAATATTACTTGATTGATATTTAATTACTTTTTCTCCAGGAACTACTGTGTCAATAGGAGATGGTGTTGGAACTGGTGATGGAACACCACCGATTGGTATAATATTTGTTGGCGTATCTAAGATTGCTGTTGATTGAGCATCTGGACAAACAGAACCAGGATAAGATGGTCCATTTTCTAACTGTGATATCAAATCATCTAACCAATCTTTCTTTTCATCTGTTCCACAATCAGTACATTCTTTTGTTACCTTTTCACACTGAGATCCAGGTCCATCACAAGAAATGCCCAGCAATTGGAACACACTATTAATAGCAGATCCAATAAGATCTAACGGCGATGCTACTATTGCCAATAACTCTTGAAGAGGTCCAAGAACAGAAGCAATGAGTTCATCCAAGTAACTCATTATCTGATTGATAATTCCATCTACTAATGAATTGATTAAACATGTGGCAGCATTGAAAGCATCCATCAAGTAACCAAACAAAAGATCAGTCAACCACTGAGCAATTTTATCTGTAAGATCTGCTATGCTACAACCAAGATCTTCTAATACTTTATTGACAGCATCTAGAATTGGTTTGAGTCTACTTTGTTTCTTAGTTACAGGAGCAAAAGGTTTGATACCTAGGTCTGGGTTTACTGGACCAGTATTAACATTTCCTAAAGAATCTTTAGCAGCAACATCTTCTGTGAGTAGTAACTGTACTAAACTATCAACACCTTTTCTTATTAACTTAACAATCTCACCTTTGATGCGGTTAATGAAACTAGTGACAAGTCTAATCGCTTTGTTTATATACTCTCTACCATTGTTAATATAATTGGTTAGTTCACCATTAACTTTGCTAACATAATAAGTTCCTAACTGCCCTCCTGATTGTTGATTAGCAGCCAACATTTGTCCGAGAATATTAGTCAGTCCACCTTTCAAATCTGATTCAGAACCACACTTTGGATTGGCAATCTCTACACAAACTTTAGAACCTGTTGGATTGGTAGCAGTATTCTCAGCAAACAGTCCATAGAAAGCAGCAGGAGGTGTGTCCGTAGCGATAGCAGGAAGACCAGCTTCACCTACTTTAGTATACTTTGTATCATCTTTTGTTGTATCTCCACTCTTCTTATCTTTTTCTGGTAAAGGAGCATGAAGATATGGATTAGACTTTGGATCTAAAAATGTAGTAAAAGATTTACATGTTGAGTTTGGATCAGGATCTTTTTCCACATTAGTTTTTAATGTGGCACCAGCAGTGTGACCAATTGATCCCATGATAATTGGTTTCTGTTTATCATTATCAAGATAAAATCCTACAACCCAGTTACCTAATTTTAAATTAACTGTACCTCCACTTGTACCACCATCAGTAAATGGTACAGTGACTGGCATCATTACATTAGCCCATGGCAAGTCACCTGATTTGGTAGCATTACAATCTTTTAAATGCTGTCCAACAATTCTTACCTTATATCTTCCAGATTTTTTAGGATCGTCACCACTATTAGATTCGATCTGTCCAACCCACCAGTTGAAACCATCGGAACCTATTTGATGTATTGGAAAGAGGGTAGATAATACTTGTTCCATATCACTTTACTTTACTGGAATAATCTTTAATACCATAGGTGTCTCTAATCAATTCTATTTTTGTACTACACATAAAAGTATTTAGAAACATATTGTTATGGGATAGTTTTGATATCAAATATGTACCACTATTTTCTTCATCATATTGTTGTGTTTCTCTACTAGATTCAGCAGACATGTTAGGAATTAAAACTTTGATCTTATCCCCAACCTTTAATGTCATGTTACCTGGAATAACAATTTCCATCTTCTGATTCTCCATCAGATATCTCCTTGCTATTCCCTGAGAAATATAATACTTTTGATAGTCTGGAAAATTTGATCCACCACTTGTAGCATCTTTTCCTAAATCTTTTTCTTCATTAGATCCTGGTCCTTCACCACTAAACCATGTCTCATGATCTAAAATCATAGACATAACTCTAGTGGGATAATTAGATAAGTCACTTTGAAACTGTGGTAGTTTTGTTTGACTACCTAAATGTGACATAGCATTAAATGTATCTGCTAAATTAAAAGTGTATTCTTCATAAGAACCTGTAGAATAATTATAGAACACCATGTAGGTAGAATAGATTCCATTTCTCATTTGATCTACCATATCAAGTTCATCTGTGAAAGCATACTCTTCTATGATGTAATAATTATTTGGATCGGATTGATTGAGTGTTGGTTTATATGTATAGGTAGCAACAGGTGATGCTCCTTTAAATGTATCTGTTCCATCAGAACATAATAGATCCATGGATTTAAATACAAACCCATCTTTATTCTCAAAGAAAAGATATCCAGCAGTTCCAGATGCCGCATCTGTATTAGTTGGAATAGAAGATTTTGATCCAGTTCTTTTACTGTCTTTTGATTTACCAGTCCCAGGTGTTGAACTTTTTGGTACTGATTTGTATTGTATTGATTGAATAATTGAGTGAGCTTTCTTTCCGTTTGGATAGAAATTAATATTATACTTTGCTGTCTCAGCATCAATTTTTTTAGTTGTGTTGAGATACTTTGTCATAATATCATTCACAATTTTATCTGGCAGACCAGAAAGTTTTTCAGTTATTCTAACTCCTTCATTATACAAACCCTCTTTAGATATCAAAGCAAGATTATAACTTTGTGTGTTCTTATTGAACTGTCTGTTGTATATTTTCCATACATGTAATTCGTATTCAAATAAATTATCTTTTACATCTTTTATTTTAAGGTATACCTTTTCTCCTCCCTGAATAGGTAGAGATCCAATTAAATTCATACCACTATCTACCACATGTAGAACAGCAGTAACAAATGGAGAAAATATATCTTCATAGTAAGCAAACGCCACACAAATTGGTGTAATATTATACTCAGTACCTTTAACATCAGATAGAGTTGCTCTAATTAATTCTATACTTTTATTATTAACGTTTGCCATGTTTTACCAATGAACTTTATAAAGAAGAGATACTGGATTTGTAGTAGATAAAGAAATCAAACCACTCACTGCTCCTATAGGATCTAGTGTTGCTGGTGGTGATTTTGGTTTAGAAGATCCACCACTATTTACAACAGTAGTTGTAGGTTTATTTGCTGAAGATGGTTTTGTATTAGGGGCGACTGGTTTTGAAGCTGGTTGTGGATTTGTTGTTGGTTTAGTAGCTACAGTGACATTTCCAGTGGATGCTCTTCTTACATAATCAATCTTCGATAATGCTATAGAACCAGCACTAACTTTACCACTTTGATTACCACCAATTAGATCTACGTATCCACCCTTAGGAGTTCCATTAGCAAACATAACATGTGATCTAGATCCTCCACCATAATCACCAACAATTATATCTCCTGGTTGAATATTATTTTTATCTACTGGAGATCCCCACTTCTCAAAACTATCTGCTGCTGGAGATCCAGATCCTTGAATACCATTTCTTTTCAATTGTGAATTGACATAGGCAGCACACCACGCATCTTTTGTTGGATCAACTATACCAGAAGCACCACTACTAGATATCTCACCTTTCATATCAGAAGCAGATTTACCTAAGTCTGCTTGTACATCAGCCATTAAACTTCCTGGTGTAGAACTAGGAGGATTTCCTCCTCCACCACCGCCTCCTCCGCTGCCACCTTTACGTTTTTTACCAGAATCTTTACCACCTTTAAGGAAATCTGCTATATCTTTACTGTCTAAAGTAGCAGCAGCTGCTGGACCACCACCCAATAATGATCCAACAACTGTAGCAGGCAATCCAAACACAGTTGCTAGTGGTCTGAATAATTGAGTGAAGAATGGAGCAATCATCTGTCCTACACCACCAAGTCTTTTAAAAACAGATGCCATAGTAGACAACAGCAAACCACCAGCTGCTTGTGCTGGCAACTGTAATGCTGTTGCTAATTGATCACCCATTCGTTTTCCTGCTGGATCTTTTTTATTATTATTGGATTGCTTTTGTTGTTTAAATGCTGCTGCTACAGGATTATTTCTATTCAATGGTATCACTGACTGACCAGGACTTAGTAATGTAGTAGTTGGGTTATCAACAATACCACCCCTTGCTAATTTAGTTTTTGCTTTTACATTTGGTACTGGTTTTGTAATAGTCTTTGGTTCTATAGCTTTTGAAAGTGGTACTATATTATTCTGTGCTTGTGGTGTTTGTACCTCTGTAGATTGATCTATATTATTAGTAATATTTGGTGCTGCTGTTCCACCTTCAGATAATTTAAATCTTCTAAGAGCTCTACCAAATCCTACTCTTCCTCTCCTACGTAGTCTTCTTGTTCTTCTACCTAATCCACGTTTGAAATTATTAAATTTTCTTCTAGCATATCTTCTTTTGAAACCTTTCTTTCTAAATCTTCCACGACGATCCATATCAAAGTCTAACATTCTATCTAAAAGATTTCTCTTTCCTCCACCCTCTTCATCTTCTCCATCTTGTTGTGTGTAAGGATCGTTAACTTGTTGTACACTATCAGAATTTTTTTGTACTTCTAACTGATTTTCTCTTTGCTTCATCTCATCAGCATTAGATTGATCTAGACTCAATTCTAATTGCTGTGATTCTATTTTATTTTGTTCTTCTTGTATCTTATTATTTTTATTGAAGAAGTTTTTAACAGTAGTTAATCCAGAAGTAACCTTTGTTATTAACCTATGGGTTTTAACTTGCTCATCATTTGTATCTTTATCTTCTTTAGAAAGATTAGATAACTTATCTGCTATAGTTTGATATGATTTTTCTACGCCATCAAATGCTACAGTCAACCAGGATTTTAATTTCTTATCTTCTACATTAACTTGCTTATCTTTACCACCAGTGTTACCTAGATCTAGTTCAAGTTGTTTATATGGTTGTGGTGTTACTACATCACCACCTCTAACTAAGTTAGAAAACCTTTGACGTTTAGTTAGTGCTGGATCTTCTGTATCTGATGGATCATTAGAGAATGTTCCTCTTGTTCTTCTAATTAAATCACCACCAAATTCATGTGACAATGCTTTACCAAAGAAGTATCCTTTACCTGTCTTTTTTATTTCTTCTTCAGGTACACCTTCCTTTCTTTGTTGTTCAGCATGTTCTTTGGCATACTTTCTTTCTTCCGCTGCCATGTTTGCAGCAGATTTAACCTTATCACCAAACCACTTTCCTAGGTTCCCGTAATTTGCTTTAGTATATGAAACCGTACTAGCGCCCATGTGATGCCATTACCCCCACTTAATATTTAGATTAATTCTGAGCAAGTCTTAGATGCTGTATAGCAGTATAAGCAGCAGCAGGAGCTTCAATCAATGGTTTAAATGTATCAGCAAAACCTCCACCTCCACCAGAAGCAGAAGAAGATTTACCACCAAGATTTAAGATGCTTAATATACCACCACCATCATTAGCTACAGATGGAGAAGGAGTGACTGGTTTAGTATTAGAAGAAGGAGATGGTGTAGTAGTTGATCTAGTTGCGTTTGCTGATCTTTGTTTTGTTTTTGAAGGGTTAGAATCTTTAGTTGTTGGAGATGGATTACCAGGATTTGTTGGTGTAGTTGATGGGTTAGATGCTACATTAGATGATCCAGATCCTATTTGTTTGAATGCTCCTTCTACTTCTTCTGGTTTTATATTTGCTTTGTTTGAACCTACTCCAGCATAATAACTAACACCTCTTTGTTTGCCATTTGTAGGAGATAAAACAGGAAGAGCTGCCCATATTGAAGCAAGATTATTACCAAATTGTTCATCACTAATTTGTTTTGATCTCCATTTTTTACCTTGAGCTCTATTTTCAATCAATCCAACAGCAATTTTATCTTGATTTGCTGGACTAAATTTATCTTCTGGTTTCAATCCAACATCTTTTGCCCACGAAATAACACTACGCGGATCTAATTGATAAGCACCAGCAAATGATGGAGCAGAAGAAGCTACTTTTTGAATAGTCCAATCAGTCAATCCTTTAATAGGATCTTTACCAGCTATAGATTCATAACCACCTTCACCTTTTCTTATCAATGCTAACAATGGAGCCCAATCTCCTCCGCCACCATTATAATTATTATCATTACTTCCATTATCTCCACCACCATCTTCTCCATCATCTCCCTCATCTTTACCAGTAATAAATCCTACTAATTTTTTTAACAATCCAAGTATGCCACCTTTTCGATCAGGTTCTTTTACATTACCTAAATTATTTCCTACCTTAGTTTGTATATTCAAATCTGGTTTACCATATATTTTAGCAAGAGGAGATATGGTTTGATCAATAAAAGGTTTAATGGCAGCAGCGCCAGGTCCAGCACTATTCATTACACTAGATGTTGCTCCTAGTATAGTAGCAATTGATGATGCTGCTGGAGACCCCATCATCATAGGCATAGAAGCAAATGGTGATGCTGGTGTAATTAATTCTGGTCCTGCTTCACCTACCATAGCAGGAACCATTCCTCCCTTGGCAAGTTTAACCATGCCACCCTCAGACATTTTCTTTTTTGGTTCCGAATACCCAAAAATATCTCTAACAAAATTAATACTATCAGCAATACCAGAAACAAGTTCTGCTGTTCCAGCAGCAGCACCAGTAGCAGGAGCTTGTGGACCAGCAGAAGCAGCAGCGGATCCAGTAGCAAATACATCTGCTCCATAACCTATACCATTCAACCAAGCACCAAAATAATCCTTTTTATTTAATCTATCAGCAGTATCTGCTGCATAAAATCCTGTTGATAATATACCAGGAGCATACTTACCAGCGTTTCTTGCCCCAGCAAAAGCAACTCGTTTAGCTATATTTTCTCCTATATTATCCCACAATCCTTTTGAAGCTTCTACAGCTTTTGTTCCATATTTTTTACCAAAATTTAAAAGATCTCCACCCTTTCGTTGTAGAAACCCACCAATTTTTCCACCCTTTTCAGCAGCAAATTCTCCAGCTCTTTTTATTCCTCCTTCCACACCACGTCTCATTCTATTAAATTGTCTTCTTGCTAATCTTAATCTTGATCCAGGTCTTCTTGGTTTGACTCTAGGTTTTGGAGGTTTTTCTCTATCTGGTAAATCTATACTAGGACCTCCACTATCATCACCTCCATCATCTTCCTCATCATCATTACCAGCAATAAAATCCCATGCTCTTTCAAGCATTCCTTTTCCTTTTGGTTTGTTTATATATGGATCATTGTAACCAACAGTGCCAGCAGTATTTTTTTCATTCTCTAATTGAGATTCTTGAATAGCTTCTTTTCTTTTTTCTTCTGCTTTTTTATACGCTTCTATTTCTTTAGATTTTAATGTATTAAAAGTTCTTCTCAATACATTATTTTCTTTTATAGTATCCTTTACTTTTAAAAATTTCTCAGATAAAATTTCAATAGTAGTATTTTCTTCTGATACTGTTTGCTTTTCTTTATTTTTATCAGCTGATATATTTGATAGAGATTTATCAACTTTTTCAAAACATCTTTGTAATTTCTTTACCGCCTTTTGAATATGTTCTCCTAAGGAATTATCAACAACCTGTGTGTATTGATTAGTATCAAATAAAGATGGTTGAGTATATGGTACAGTGCTTGCTGATTTATTAACTCCCATTGGAGCTTCAGTTCTTTGTAGCCTGGCAGCAAATCTTTCTCCCTTAGATAGACTTGGATCATCTTCTGCTGTAGGATCATTAGAAAATGTTCCCCTCGTTCTATTAATTAAATCTCCACCAAACTCAAACCCTAATGCTTGTTTTAAAAAATAACCTTTAGGTTTTGCTTCTTCACCTGCTAGTTTAGCATTTCTTCTAGCAGTTGCTGCTAATGAAAAAGCAGATCCTATCTTACTTCCTACAAAAGCATTGAAGCTAGAGTCTTTACCTTGCTTAGGTTTGTAAGCATGTTGTTTTATCTTTACTGTTCTAACTTTCTTTACCTTGACACCCTTTACTTTCTTAGGTTTAGATATTTTAACTGGTGGTGGAGGTGCTTGTACATCCTCAATAAGTTTATCTAAGTTCCTATCAAAAGCACTTGCCATCCTATCAGCAAGATCATTTGATGGTGCTTCTACATCTATTGTAACAGGTTGTGTTTGATCATTGGATTGCACCTCATTAATAGAAAGTTCTACACTTCTTTTCTCTAGTTCTGAGTTGCCTTCTTGATTCATCTCTGTTGGGCTTTCTGTTGTTCTTCTTTCTCTTTAAGATATTGATTCAATAAGGAGATGTAAATAGTTCTCTCCCATGGTATCATTTCTTCAATCTCTGTCAAGCTATATTTATGGTCCTGCATAAGAGTGAAGTTTGTTCTATAGTAATTCTCAAGAGTATTATAGAACAAACTTATCCGAAAAAAGATTGGAGACCCTCCAACGTGTAAGTCGATTCAACACCTGTGTTAGGGTTAACAACACTGAATTCATGGCGTAGTACAGGCATGGTATCAAAAAATTCCTGGATCTTAGCAAATTGTTGCTGAGTAAATCCTTCTATAAATCCAAGCAGTTCTTTCTTAGGTGTTGTAGCAGCATCCCATACTTCATCACCCTCAAAAATTTGATCGATACATGATATCAACATTGAAAAAACTTCATCAGTAGTCTCTAAATCATTCTCCATCAATGTAACACTAACAAAACTATCCATAGCAGGATACTTCATGACCATACCAATGGTATCATCAACCATAATTTTATTGGTATGACCTTCAGGTTTATATACCTCAACATCATTCAGGTTGATGTCAACATTAACTACAGTTTCATTATCATCTTGACATGTAACTTTCAATGATACATCTTCACCAGCAGAAATTGCTCTAATCTTTAAGAACAAATATTCCAAATCAAAAGAGGCAAGTTCTTCTGGTTTAACACCTCTAGTTAGGATACAGTTCTTTAAAATATCTTTGACAGCATTTTTAATTTCATTCTCATCTTCAGATTCCATTGCTACTAATAGAATCTTTTCTTCCTTAACTAAGAATGGTCTGTATTTAATTTTCTTTCCTGTAGATGGCAACTCAAGTTCATAAGTTGGTACAGTAGGCTTTGGTAAAGGCATAGCAATAAATCACTTTCGTATTAATATTTATCCGTCAAATCCATGGATATCATTATGAGTAACGTAGTGCTTAGCATAATAAAAGTTAGCAGACACTTTAGTTACCTGTGATGCTCCATAAGAAAGAGGTACAGCATCAATACTATATGGAAAAGCATCAATCATAGTGTATGAAACAGGTGCTCTACCATTAGGAGCGTTTCTACTTCTTTCTGTCTTTGTAATAATGATATTAGAAAGATATGTAGATGGATAATTAAGTCTTACTGATTTAAATCTCTCAATAGCATTACCACCACCTGCTCCTGATCCACCTTTTATTTCATCAAGTGTTTTTTTCTTTTGATACTTACCAGATGATACTTGTGTTCCTGTAGTATCAAGCTCCTGAAAGATCCAACTATACCACACTTCCAAGAATTTTAATGGAGTCATATTAGCATCACACATCCAGGAAAGTTGGAAGTCAGAATACATTCTGGTGTGTGGATAATTAACCATACCTTCACCAAGCATCATGCCTGTAATCTGACCAGTAGCAGCTTGAATATTTGGAAGTTGAGCTTCGTCACAAAATAATTTAACGATTGAACCAGGGTTACTTGCGTCAGTACTAGTTAATGTTAATGAAGTACTAGTGCTAATACCAAAAGATTTAAATCTTTGAATGATAGCATCACTCTTAAACATAAATTCAACATCATAATTATTACTGTAAGACATACCACCATGCTTGGCGATAGTCTCCATAAAAGTAGAAATTGATTTATTTGCCACGCTAAATAATTGTGGAAGGTTTATTTATATTTATGGCATACTCTGGACAATATAAACCGAGTAACCCCCGTAAGTATAGAGGTAATCCAACTAGGATTATCTATCGCTCAATGTGGGAAAGAAAATTTATGGTTTTCTGTGACCACAATGATAGTATAATTGAGTGGGGGAGTGAAGAAGTAATAGTTCCTTATCTTTGTCCTACTGATGGTAGAGTACACAGATACTATCCCGATTTTTATATCAAAGTTAGAAGCAGAGATGGATCTATTACAAAATATATCATAGAAGTAAAACCAAAGCGTCAAGTCATTGGACCTAATGATAAACCTAAAAGAAAAACTGCCGCTTGGAAAAGAGAAGTCCTAACGTTCATTAAAAATCAAGCTAAGTGGGAAGCGGCTAAGGACTTTTGTGAGGATAGGCAGATGAAATTTTTAATACTCACAGAAGACCACTTAGGAGTATAGTAAATGGCAAAGAAAAGAACACATACTTCTGGCATGGGGTTTAAACCTGATGTCAGGAAGGTGGATACATCTAAAGGTTATGTGACTCTTTTTGAAAAAGTATCCAAGGCAACAAATGGAGAGAAGCATGGGTTGAGTTGGTACAAACAAACAATCAATACCATTGCTGCTACTTACAAGAAAGAACCAGAAAAATTAATTAAAGATGAGCGTAAAGATTCTCATGATCCAGAAGGATTTAATGATGAGAATATGCTGAGACGTAGAGCACTCATGGGTCATCTTTATTTCTTTGAGTATGAAGCTAAGATGAAACACTTACCATACTATGATAAATTTCCTTTGGTTTATGTACTACGTAGCACAGGAGAATACATCATAGGTGCTAACTTACATTACATAGAACCAAAGAAAAGAATCCCAGTCATCAATAAATTAAAGGAGGGTAGGATTGATATACCTAAGGTATGTATCCATAAATATATTAATGATCATGTAAAAAGTTTGTTCGTTGATTTAATTGAACCTGAATGGGAAACGTGTATTCTGTTGCCAGTAGAAGAGTTTGTTATAACATCTGGTTCTAGAAAACTACCTTATGATAGACAATTAGTTTGGAATGAAACCAACGATAAGTATCAAGATAGATTAAAAGCACAACGAATTATTAAGTCATACTAATGGCAGCAACAATTACTTTCAACAACAAGACAAACAAAGTATCATCTGGTGGATCTTATCGTTATCCTAAAGATCATGTATACGATAACTTTACAGACTATGTTCGTTTTGATTTTTACAAATATAATCCACCATTTCAATTTGGAACAAGTGGCGTCACACCAGATGGAAATGGAGATTACAAACTCAATCAAACAGCAAGTACTTTAGATGGATATAATGCTTCTGCTGAACAACTTACACCATCTGGTTTAAATACTATTTTTCTTTACATGCCAGAAGATATACAAAGTAAAATAGAAACACAGTGGGCTGGTAAAGGATTTACTAATACTGGTGCTGATATTTTAAGATTATCTGGAGGAGGGATAGGAGGAAAACCAGGACAGACCTTAGCAAATATAGGTCAAATGATAGGAAGAGTAGCAGAAAGAGGTCCAAGTGTAGGGGCTCAAGCTATTGTAGAAGCACTGAATAAATTACCAGGAGGCATAGGAGGTGAAGTTAATATTGAAGATGTTCTTGGTGGTATTGGTGGTGTTATTTTAAATCCAAATACAGAACTAATGTTTGGTGGATTTGGTTTAAGACAATTTGATTTGTCTTTTAAAATGTCTCCTCGTGATTCTAAAGAAGCAAAAGAAATAAGAGCAATATGTAACACATTCAAAAAAGCTTCTTTACCAAGTTATTCAACAGCACCTGATGATTTTTGGACTAAATCTGGTGATGCTATAGGCAAATGGTTTAATCCAGATGCAAAACCTAATGAAGATACCAACAGTAATTACATTGGTATTCCAAATCTATGTCAAGTAACATTCATGAGTGGACCATCAGCAAACAAATATGTTTCTCAGTTTAAAACATGTGCTATCACTAGTGTAAATGTAAACTACACACCTGATGGATCTTATGCTACATACGGAGGAAGCACAGAATCAGATGACGATACTAAATCTCCAGTAGCAACTGAATTAAGCTTAGGATTTACTGAAACAAAACTACTCTTCAGACAAGAAATTACTATAGATGGAGCATCATACTAATGTATTTTTCTTACACACCATTTGTAAAATACGATAACAAACCAATCAGATATCCTTTTTCTGAATCTGATTATGTTATTGTTAAAAATTTCTTTAGAAGATATAAAGTCAACCAAGATATATTTTCTTACTCAGTTGTCTTTAAAAAATATTCTATTAAAGATGGTGAACGTTTAGATACGATAGCAGAAAAAGCATACGGCAATCCCTTTTATGATTGGATCATTGTGCTAACAAACAACATGATCAATCCATTGTTTGATATGCCATTGTCTGAATACGAATTAAGAAAGTTTTGTGAAGCACAGTATGATGATCCATACGAAACTATTCATCACTACGAAACTATAGAAACTAAAGCTGGATATAAAGTTGGTGGCGTCGATGCTGTTGCTTTAAAACCAGGCATCGTTGTAGATCAAAAGTTTTATAACTCTCCATTCACATATTGGAATGGAAGTCAAGTTATATCTGTACCAGGAAATACAGTATCACAACCAGTATATATTTTTGATTACGAAGTAAAAGAGAACGAAAAGAAAAGAGAAATCTATTTACTTAAACCAAAGTATTTAACATCTTTTATAGAAAGCTTTAGGAAGACTAATCTCTATAAAGAATCTACTGATAGGATCAACAGTCTAGTTAAAAAATCTGGTTGAACTTTTAGACAAAAAAATTGGCGGAAAAATTTTTCCGCCAAAGGTGATTTTATGTTTTAGATTCAGTCTTCCTCAGCAAGACGAGCGAAGTAACTCAGGGCATCGTCATCATCATCTACAGCAGTAGAAACTTTAGGTAGAGATGGTTCACGACGTACAGGAGCAGCGAAGTCTTCATCTTCTTCATCATCCATACGGTTCACAACAGTAGCAGCACGGGCAGCAGCTGGGGTTTGAGTGAGACCAAGAACAAGGTTGAGACGTTGCTCAAGTTCTTCGTATGTTTTGAATTGATCGGGAGCAGTGAATGCTTCCAGACTATATTCTTGGTTGTAGATACCCTCAAGAACTTCATCATCAGCAGACAAAGCAGAAGGAGAATCAAACTCAGAACTATCGTAGTTCCAGTAACCAGCAACAGTTTTGATCTTCAGTTTGAAGTTAGCACCTTCCCACAGATCAAACACATTCACAGGAGTTTCATCTTGGAACTCAGGTTGCATTGCTGCTTGAATCTTGTCAAAGATTTTCTTACCATACTTATAAAGAAATACTTTACCATTGTTCTCGGGATTCTTAGGATCCTTCACAACATAGATGTTACTGTAGTAAGCAAGTTTACGTTTCTGCTTACGAGCAACTTCTTTATCTTCATCACTGCCACTGTTCCACAGTTTACGATTGACTTCACCGACAGGATCTTTCCCGCCAGTAGTGGTCAGTGAGTTCTCAATGTACCAACCACCAGGACCTTGGAAGGCATGAGAATAAAGTTTTGCCCAGGGAATACTTTCACCTTTAGGGGCAGGGAGGAAGCGGATAACAGCGTAACCATTACCAGAAGCATCAAGTTCTGGTTTCCAGAAACGTTCATCAGCACCGCCACCAGTGGATACGGTCTTCTCAAGTTCCTTCTGGAGGAACTCAAAACTGTTCTGGGATTTACGCTTAAGATCTGCAAAAGACATAGGATTACCTCGGATTAAATAGGATTTGGTCTGTGTGACGCCTGATCACTTACATATAATAACACGGCAGGGGGTCGGCGTCAACCCTCTGCCGCTAATTTAGCTTTCATTGCTTGAACTTTTTTAAGAAGATCATCAAACACACCAGTTAATGATGTGTTTGGACTTGCTCCTAACATTATAGCAGATTGTTTCATTGTTTCTGCCATATCAACTGCTTCTGGATCATCACTTAATGTTAGACGAGCTGTAAAGATCTTTTGTTTTTCAATTAATTCTTCAAGAACCTCAAAGTATTCTTTCTTCTTTTCTTTTTTTAAGACAGGAAAAGCAGCAGCAC